ATCACAAGGTCATCATTGGCACCCTTTTGTGCCTGCGCCTTTCCATTTGACCAGATAAACTGCTTCATTTCGTCATAGAAGCGACTGGAATATATCTTAATGCTTCTGTTTCTAATCAGCTCTTCAAGCTTTGCAAGAATTAAGTTTCTTGTCCTTGACGTAGTCGGAAACCCTGCCTTTGAAATATCTTGAGGCGGGATATAATCCCCGATGTAAGCTGTCTTTCTGTTATCATGGTAGTAGAGTCTTGGATATCCCGCATCTTTTAGCTTAGCGCAGACATGATAGCCATACGTGTTGCTTTCTGGTACGAGAAGAGCCTTGTTGTACCGAATTCCTGTCTCAAATAACAGATCTGCGAATTGATCAGGAGGCAGCTTACCCTTGTATTCAGCAACAACTTCGCCTGCTGTGGTATCAATTACGTGAAAGGTTGAGTAATCTTTCCCGTCCCCTCTGGCAATATCAGCTGAGATAACGTAATTTCTGGCTGACAGAGGAATCTTCCATTCCCAGCCATTTCTGTCAAATGCAAACTTTGTTCGAGGCGGAGCGATCATGGAGTTGACCCAAGCAATATCCGTCGCATCGATCATCGTATCGCCAGATGCTAAGAAGTCGCAAAGGTACTCCTGGGAGATCTTTCTCTTTGAAAAGTTTCTGGTTTCATTTTCGAACCAATCTTGATCTCTTTCGGGATGGACACTCCAGGGTAGCTTGATCGAGTTGAATTCGTTTAGTCCCGCTTCTGCATTCGTGTAAATCTTGTGATACTGACCGCCCACGCCCTTGGGCGTCGATAAAATAATCGCCCGACCGCCAGTAGAAAGTGTAGGGTACAAGCCTGTCCAGAGCTCATCAAAGTTCCTAATGAAGGCAGCCTCGTCAATAATCAATAGAGAAATAGCTTCGGAACGTCCAGCGTCATCGGAGGTTGGAACTGCCTTGATCGTTGATCCGTTACTAAACTCGACCGCCTGCTTGTTCATTCCGGTAATTCTAGGAAGAATGAGCCACTTCGGGAGGTTGTTTAGAATGATCTTGACTTTTTTGACGATATTTTGAGCGACTGACTGCTTGGTTGCGATAATAAGAAGGTTTTGATCTTTGTGAAATAGAGCTAGCCATACACAAAATGCAGCAACCAGGGTTGAAATACCTAGCTGCCTAGCTTTCAGAATAATATTGAGCCTGTGCGCAATAAACTGCTCGATACAGTCATCCTGGAATGGAAAAGTCGCAAAGGGAATTAGACCTTTCGTTGGATGCTGGATCTTACAGTATGTATTGAAAAAATAGTCCGGATTTTTTCCGCACTTGACTATTTCATCAACTTGTCTGCGCGATACGGACATTTAGCTCACTTTGAGCAGAGTAACGTATCTATAGTATGCAGTTCTCTTAGGAGAGATATGGGGCTGCAAATTAATAATCTCGACGCTGGGCGTCGCAGAATCAATTGTTAAAGTAAGCTTGTCCCCTGTCTCTGACTTGTAATCTTTCTTGATCTCCGAGACGTATTGCTTTGTTAGCTGGACGGCCTCATTTTCAAATGTAGGCATCTGGGCGGACATTGCATGCTCTGAGGCGAAAGTAACCACGGTAGTGAAAGTCACCTTCATCATCGCTGCTAAATCTGGCTCGGAGCCGCCCATAAGCTCTGCCTTGAAAGACATAGTAGGTGACTGCTTTGTTGAGTACTTGCCCCACGTAGTGTTGCAAATATCACCCAGGACTCTGATTTTTTCAACGGATAGCATATCTGCTCCTTCGTTATGTAAGTATTACGCACTAAATAGGTAGTCTAATCGGCAACGATTGTCTTCTTTGAACTTCTTCTTCGATTTGCCCAACAGACGGTCGCCAGCCCTCCGACCAGCTTTGCCGGTTAGGCTCAACCCATTTCATCTCACACCAGGAACAGCAATCGTTATCTACAAAAGATCTTGCATCTTCAGAATCTCGCATAGCAAGATCGCAGACAGGGCAGGATAGAGGGACAGGTTTTCGAGTTATGTCTTTGGGAACAATAATGTAAAAGCCGCTCGAGTGCTTGTGGGCGACTCTCGAGCGACTAATCTCTTTGGCTTCTTTGGGATTGCTTAAGTCCACCTACAATTGTAAGTAGATTTCTTTACTCGTAAACGACAGTGGCATCTTTTCCGTTTCTGGAGATGTCAATAACGTTATCTGCGACATCCTTAACACCGTCGACGTGGGTGATGATTAGAATTGTCCGAAACCACTTCTTGAGCGAGACAAGCATTCTATTACAAGCTTCCACGTTAATGTCATCAAGGGCCCCAAAACCCTCGTCAATGATTAACATGTCAGACTTGGGAAGTGATGAAATATTAATCAAAGCAACCCTGATAGCTAGAGAAGCAATCATTTTTTCCATACCTGAGGCAACTTCGATTATTCTCTTGCTGTCCCCATAATCAATAAAGACATTCATCGCATTGCTATCATCCTCAGCATGTAGCTCAATTGTGAACGATGCAACGTCACTTAAGATCTTTGAAAGCTCAACATTAATTACGGGAAGCTGCGATTTGATAATCTGTAGCGGAATTCCTCTCTTGGAAGTCGCCTGGCTAATGAGCTGGTATATCTTCCATTTTTGTCTAATCTTCTGGTACTTCTTTCTTTCTGCTTTGTAATTGTCAATTTCACCGTCAATCCTGCCGGATCTATTTGCAATCTGTATTCTCTTGGCATCTAGCGTTGCGATTTCGCTAGAAAGGTTCATGATTTGGTTTTTGATAGCATCTAGTTCTAAGCTGCTTTCACTGTCAACAACCTTGCTGGATAAATCCTTTAAAATGTCAACTTCTCTTGAAAGCTGGCGCTTAGCACTCTCAAGATTCGTCTGGGCTGTGTGGGTGTCAATTTGCTTTTTTGACAAGTTAACGCTTAGCGTAGATTCCTTCTTTGACAGTGCATTGTACTGATCTAGGCGCTTCTTTAGATCTTCTTGCTTGTTAGCAATGAGCAGCTCTGCAATGTCTTCAATTTGCCCCTGCAGGACCTTAATTAGCTTTTTCTGTGTCTCTAGCTCAACCTTGTCTCTATGGGAATTCTTAATAAACATGCAGGAGGAAAACTTCTCTCCACAAGGCACCTGCTTGAGAATGTTCGCAGATTCAGTCTGTTGGTCGTATTTTGTTTTTGCCTTGTCTAGCGCGTGCTGCAAGTCTCTTAGTTCGTTCTCTGATTCGACTGCTTCGGCTAATTTTGCCTTGACCTCTGCGACGTTAATGGCTGCAAGGACTTGCTTGATTTTCTGGATTTTGGCAGTAAGATTTGCTTCGTCAGCTTCGGTGCTGGTTATCTTCTGCTCAATGTTCGCGATCTCCTTTTCTTGCTTAGCGATGATTTCTTCTTGGGACTGAATATCGCTTGTTGTCACGACGTCGGAGTTTGAGTGATCACTTAGTCTAATTTTCTGACCTTGCAGATCATACCGTAAATTCTCTAACTCTAACTCAATAACCTTGGATTCACCTGACAGCTGCTTCTTCTCTTCCTTGAGTTTTTGTATCAAGCTGTTCCAGTCTCTATCGGGTGCAGACTTAACCTGCCCCTTAATCGTAGACATCTCAGACTTAATGAGCTCCTGGAGCTTATCGAAGATGTCAAGACCAAGAAACTTAGTCAAGTAAGACTTTCTTGCAGTTGCCCTATCCTTAATAAAAGTGTTCATCTCTCCTTGACTAGCCAGGGAGGTGATCAAAAAGTCATCTGCATTTCCAATAATGCCTCGAATAATTTTCTCGGTCTGGATTCTCTGTTCACCGCTAAGGTCTGCAATTTGATTACCGTGGTCATCTAGTCTCCACAAATTCAGATGAGTCACTGCTGACTCCCTGCCATTCCTATCTTTCTTGCGAACTGACTGTCGTTCAATCCTTAGCTTTTCCTTGCCTGTCGTTAGATCAACTGTGACACCACAGTAATCCTTACGAGTGTTAATGACGTGAACATTCTTGATAGCCCCACGATCTGTTGTATTAAACAAACCGTAGGTCATTGTGCCAATAATTGAAGACTTGCCCTTGGCGTTTTTCCCAAAGATGCCAGTAATACCCGGTAGAGCATCAAAGTTGATAAGGTTATTTTCCCCGTACCCAAAAGTATTGGAGAATCCAACTCTGTTTACTGTCCACTTTCTACTTTTTGCAGAGAGATCATCTTTGACGATATTCTTGACATATGCCTGGATTATTTCCTCAATCATAGACCAGTCAGCGTCTTCCAATTCGACATCTGACAAGTAATCTCTGAGGAGCTCTACGTGCGTATCAGGATCACGAAGGTCAGCCTTTTCTAGGGAGTTTTCTTCAAGCGAAATCTTGCTTGTGTCAGGAACATAGTCATCCTTAAACACAACCTCGCTTGCTTCCATGAGTAGATTAAGCTCGTTTTTAATTTGTCGCAGCTCAACTTGCGGAATTAACTCCTTGGATCTAATTCTAAATCGGGAACCCTTAGGCGATGCTTTAGCTACTGCTAGTGTATCAGCAACATTTTCTGACCAGTCGACCGTGATGAAAGGGCAGCTGTGTGGGATTTCAAAAAACTTGACGTCGAAATCATCCCGACTTTTAATGTCCCAAAACAAGAACCCCTTGCCCGGAGACTCTCCATAGTTTTGCTGAATTGAAGAGCCGCAGTAGGCAATTCGCTTGTCATTCGTTAAAAATTGTGCTTTGTGGATGTCACCTAGCAGTGCAAAGTCGTAATCTTTGAAAAACTCTACCGAAATTTCACCCTCAATATCCCAGTCGATGTCGGTTTTGGATCCCCACACGCCTCCGTGATAAAGAGCGATATTGACATCTCCAGAGCTAGGTTTAACATCTTCCCAGCCCTCTTCGTCAAAGCAAGAAAAGACGCACCAATTAAAGCCCTCAATACCCATGGGGTACGTGCCACTCTTCTTGTACAGAAAGATATTGTCGTGACTGATTGCTTCAATAATGGGAGTAATGGCGTCCTGCCTGTCCTTGTTCATCATGATCCCGTCATGGTTCCCAAGAATGACATGAGTGGGTGCAATATCACCCATCTCTCTAAACCACCAAACAAGACGGTCAATCAGCTCCGGTGAAATTCCTTGTGTCTTGCTATGAAAAATATCGCCGCCGACGTAGATTATATCAGGGCTTAGTTCTCTTAGCTTTTCAAAGAATGCTGTAAATGATTCGGTGTATTCTTTATGTCTAGATAGTCCACGCCAGTGAACATCAGCAATGTGCGCAATTTTTGGCATATAACCCCAACCTTGCCTTATTTTACTTTATTAGTGTCTAAAGTTCAATACCAGCCAACAGTTTGAATAATGTCATCTAAGTAACTTTCAAACTTGAAGGGTGATTTATCCAAGTCATCGTCAATCGAATCAGGTAGTAGAAGTGCATGCTGATCAGGTACATAGAAGATTTTATCAACTGAATCGTATGCTATTTCGATAATATTTTGAGAGTCACGACCTGGGGATGCGGAGGACATAGAAGTAATTATGAAGAGCCACTAGAAATAGACCATGCGTCGATTATCATTCTAAGACCGTATGTTCCTGACCATGGTCGTGCCAATTCTTTGGCTTTTCTAAACTCCTGCGAAGTCATTTCACCAACATCACTCTTACTACCTAGCTCTAGCATTCTTACTGATATTCCGTATGAAGACAAGAGCTTTGCAATCTTGACTGACTTCTTTGTTGCATCAGCGTCTAGGGCAAGCAAGACGGGAGTTTTATTTGTTACAATTCTCCAAAATAACAAATGATCCTCAGTGAGCGTAGAACCTTGTATACAGGTTGCATTCCCCACACACTTAATCAGATCAAAAGGCCCCTCGACTAATGTCAACTCCTTGCTCCAATCTACATTGAGCTCATTGAAGACAATGCCTGTTCTTTCTATTTTTGGAATGAGGTAGTTTGGAAAGCCCTTTTTGTCAACTGCCCTAGCGGCAAAAGTATTTAAAAACCCATCTGCATCGAACGAGGGGATAATGACGCGTCTTTTAAAAGATCCTTCATTTGAAACGCCTATCCTAAACTTCCACCATAAGCCTTCTCCGACCCCTCGTCGCTTTAAGTAGTTTTTTGCCAGTTTGATACTAGGGCTTCTGGCATTTTTATTCATTGCAATTAAAGAGAAATCAGAAGGCAGGCGAACAACTTGTTCGGGGATTTCATCTTCATTTCCTGTAAACGATTTTCGCTTAGGGGCGAACTTTTCAAGGTAGGTTTTGATCTCATCTTGAGAAGCTACCTTCCGCAGAATGGGAATCAGGTTGTTATAGGTCTTGAGACCACACACCCA